ATGTGAATGGACTCTGAGGTCATCACATCAATGTCCCTGGCAAACTCGGTCATGAGCGCCTGGAGCGCCTCCACCAGCGCACCCAGACCAATCACATCCAGAACTGCCTGGTTAGCCTGCTCAAGGGGGATGTTAATCGTGGGGGTATGGAAGTTGATGGAGCGCTCGGCGTAGAACTCCAGGTCTGACGGCAGAAGCCACTCGTAGTAGTACCCCTCCACCATGATGCGGGCACCGCTCGTGGGGGTTGATGTCAGTCGGATAATACCGTTTCTCTGGTCCAGGGAGTACTGTGCTGATGTCAGTTCGGTGACCGTGGAGCCGACCACCGTGGCGACCCACAGGGAATCAATGTCAATGTTGGGGTTGCCCAGTTCGTAGGTGCGCCCCACGGCGTCAAACGACACCTGAAAGAACTTGGGGAAATCACGGAGGTAGTTCCGTGCCAACTGCACTGTGTGCTCTAGGGGGGTCAAAGTAGCCATGTTCTATTCTACTGGTCTCCAGAGCCCGTGCCAGGAAGGGTGTCCAGGTAAGGCTGGTTCAGTTGCGGCTGTTGCTCCCTGTGCCGTGGGGGCATCACAGAACGGACTCTGGTGATGTCAGCCACCGTTCCCGCAGGCTTCGGGAGTCGGTCAACCTCTTCCATTACTGCGCCTCTAGTGCTTCAAGCCGTGCCGAAAGTTCTTGAACTGCTTTTGTAAGTATGGCTATAAGGTCAGTGGTCTTCCACGAACGGGGTTTAATTTCGTTGTTGACAATGCCATAATCAATCAATTGTGGGGCAATTTCAAGTATTTCTTCCACAATAAAACCGTGGTTAACACTATTGTCGTACTCATACTTTTCAATAACACCGTCAGATTCCTGCGGCTTCATTTTGAAGGTACGGGGTGTCAAACTGTTAACAACATTAAGCGCATTATCAAAAGATTGAATATCTTCTTTGTACTTACGCAAAGATGTAAATACAGCAATGCGACCGTCCCCTAATTGTCGCAGGTTGGCGGCAGAACCAGTGGTTCCCAGACCAGTCAGGTAGAAGTTAGAACTGGTGACACGGAAACCACCTTCAACAGTGAATCCGTTGAATGTGTTGCTCCAGCCAAGATAAGGCCCGCCCAGGGGGTCCACATTGACGCTGTTGGTCAAGCGGCCCCCGACCTCCGCCGAGCCAGTGATATTGATGCTGTAGGTGCCACCATTGTTGTAGACACCGTTGGTTACGGTAGCGGCGTTACCAGTAATGTTGATGCTGTAGGTGCCCCCGTCACTGTAGACAAAGTTGGTTGGCTTGCCTGTCACATTGGTCCACGCCACGGCACCAGCGGTGCCAGACACATTGCCAGTGACATTTCCCGTCAAGTTGGCGGTGATGGTACCAGCGGTGAAGTTGCTGGAATAACGAGCAACCTGGTACCAGGTTCCGCCAACCTTGACGGACAAGGGGCCAGCAAGGGTGGCATCCGCAGTCCATGAGGAGTTGACATGGGTCTCCCCGTTAGCACCAGTGCCCGCAGAAGGGCTTCCAGAAGACACCCTGTTGGTGGTAGTGGGGACAAGGAGCCTCTTGTCAACAATCATGGCCGTCGTAGGCGTGGTGTTGGCTGGGCGCCACACAGCCGCCAAGACGACATCGTTGTTGGTAATGGTCGGGTAGACGGGGTTTGCGCCTGAGGTACCAGGGAGGACCACAAGGCTGACGGTTCCGCTAGCCAACCGCCCAACGACAATGTCAAAGAATGGTGACGAGGCGTAGGCAGTCAGGGACAGGGAAACAGAGGCGGACACTGGGTAGTGAACGCCGTTGACAATGACCTCTCCAGCAGATACCGCAACGGTGGCCCCTGATGGACCAGGAGTTACCTCACAACCGCTGACAACGGCATTGCCGTGGTTGCCGAGAATCTGGAAATCCAACGAGTCTGGCTCCGCCTGATTCTGGTTGTAGGCATCAGGGGTATTGGGGATGGTAAAGCCAGCCATCGGTTATCTCGGCCTTTTTGGTTTAGAGGGTGTCGTAAATGTTCCCGTAGGTGCGCAGGTGGTCATGCAGACCAGCGGGGAGGTCGTAGGTCTTCCCATCCTCAAAGTCAAAGACTTGGCTACCCCAGTGCATGCGCCAAGTGCCCTTGACACGACCCTTCTTGGTCTCTGGCGCACCAGGTGCAACGACCTTGGCTGGCGCCTCAGTGGTCTCTTCAACGACCTCAGCGACCTCTGCCTCAACGAACTCATCGGGAGTGGAATCGGACTTCTTCTTTGTTGCCATGATGGCTCCTTTAGTGAATGTGAGTGTGTAGATGAATAAGTGGGGGTACTAGGCTTGCGCCGTTCCCCCCACAAATCATGTGCCCGAGATTATCAGGCGATGGCACCGCCGAGGGTGTTGATGATGACACGGCTCTCGTGCGTGATGACGCCGAAGCCCCAGATGGCGTACCAGGACAGACCGTGCTCACGACCGAAGTCAATCACACCGCCGTCACGGAGTTCCACTGGAAGGGCGATGGCCTGCCCGAAGGCGTTGTCACCAATCATGATGGCCGAGTACGAGGACGAAAGGACTGCGTCCTTGATGCTCGTTGCTGGGTTGGAGTCAACCTGACCGAGGCCCGACTTGACCTGCGTGGTCTCAATGAACACCACATCGTACAGACGGCCGATTTCACCGAGCATGAAGTTGCCAGGAGCGGCGTACTTCGTGACCTCAATGAACTCTGGCCAGTCACGGATGGAGCGGCTCTGGGCTGGGTTCACGAAGCACACATAGGTGTCACCGAGGCGTGGGATGTTCTGGCCAGCCAGAATCTCCACAGCGTCCTTGATGGTTGCAGGCGACATGTAGCCAGGAGCACCAGAGTTGCCAGCGGCGTTGTAGCCGTAGGGTGCCAGGGCGCCACGGGTGGAAGGAACGGTGCGACCGAAGACGACCGAAGGAGCGACAGCAGAACCGCCACCGAACGGCACGCCAGCGGCGTACAGCGTGTTGCGGGCCTGGATGTCCATGCTCTGGGCCATGTGGCGACCGAGGAGGCGGGAAGCCGAAGCCATCACATCGTCAAACGAAGCGTTGAGGAGGAGTTCGGTGACCGAGACTGCCTTGCCCTGCTCCTTGACGGTGATTTGAATCTGGCTGGACGACAGAGCCACTGGCTCCATGCGGGTACCTTCCGTCAACTCTGCGCCCGAGGTCTCGTTGACTGCGAGGTTGTTGTAACGCATGAAGTTGATGGTGAGACCAGGCATGACGCCCAACTCCGTCTTCTTGACGGCGAACTGCTCAAAGCGAAGCACGGGCATCGCCTGGAACAGAATCTCCTTGGACCAGATGGTCTGAATTGCTGGGCTGAGGTACTCGCCAGACGAGTATCCAGTTGCGGTAGTTGCACCTGCGGTGGTGACTGCTCCGCCTGCGGGACCTGGGTAGGCCATGGGGGTTCTCCTTTGAAATTAGGGGATTTGGGTTGTGTTAGAAACGGCCTCGTGGAGACCGTGCATTCAGGAGCCGTTCCCTCATTTTTGCGTACTGTTCCATTGACATATTGCGGATATCATCCGCTGACAGTTGCTGGTATTCCGTTTGAGTTTCCATTGGCCCAACGGGAGGTGCCGTAACGGGCGCCCCCCTCAGACGACCTTGGGTGGCCGCAGTCGCCTGCTGGATTGATTCAATAATAGCAGAAGAACGGTCCCTGAGTACGGAAATGGAGTTTTCAATCTCCTCCTCCGTATTGCCTGTCACCAGGTCAATCAGTTCGGGGATGATGCTTTCCTGCTCTTGCTGAATTCTCTGGTTGCGGTAGTGAGACAGTGCCTGGAGTTGGCGCTCCTTCTCAAGGAGAGCCTCCTGTGCCTGACGCTGTGACTCAATGCTGGCGAGGCGCTCCTGCCACTCCTGCTCAACGGAGTTGATGCGCTGGTTGAACTCGTCTTCCTTCTTCAGGAGGAGTTCCTTGGCGCTCATTTCCTCAATCTCACGCTGACGGAGAAATTCGGCTTCCTTGGTGGCCCGCTCTTCCGCTTCCTTCTTTGCGGCCTCACGCTCTGCGGCGATGATGGCCATCTGCTCTTCCATGGACTTCACACGGAGGTCGGCTTCCTCAAGACGCTTGTACATCTTGTCTTTTTCCTGCTTGCGGATGCTCTCAACATCCTCCTCGGTGAAGACCTTGGTGCTTGTCTTCTTCAGTGCGTCCTCCACGAACTGCTCCACTTGCGGAGCGTCCTTGGGAATGCTGATGATGTCCCCTTCAGGGGCTGTGCTCTTTGCCATGATTGACTACCTCGTTGGTTTGGCTGATATTGACTTGGGTAATAGTTCGTCTGTTTAATCGTTAGTCTTCTTCACCAGGCACCCGTCGCTGGGCGAATCTGGCTCCGTAAGCCTTTGCTACTAATTGATTTACCATTTGCTCCTCCATAGGACCGACCACTGGACCAGGCAGTGGACCTTCCTCTGGAGAACCGTTTGCTGGTGACACATTAGCACCTCCAGCAGACGCCGTTTCTGGTCCGCCAGGACCAGCAATCATTCCCGTTGCCAGCATGATGGCCTGCTGGATTTGGGCACGCATCATGTCCAGGGCACCCTGGTCCATGGCGTCATCCTGCAACTCCTCAAAGATTTCGTCCATCTTCTCGTTCGGGAACTCCTCGCCAAGGATGCGCAGGGCGCCACGCTTGGACTCAAGGCCGAGACCCATCTTGGCCTGGACCTCGTTGAGTTTGATGAGGACATCCACAGGCAGTGGCTCGGGCCAATGCACGGTGGTCTTGTAGGTGTTCGGGTCAAGGGGGTCAAGTTGGGTCAACTGGTCACGCTCTGGCATGGCAGAACGGGACGGGTCGTAGACCAGCATCTGGGGCTCAAAGACAGCCGCAGTGCGGATAATTAACTCGTTTACTTTCTCCAACCCCTTGGTGAAATGGACCTTCTTCATCATGAAGCGGTTCATCATTGGCTGGTACTGGATGGCAAGGGCCACTCCAGAGGTGTTGGAAACGGGCTGGAACTGACCGAGCGCCGTCTCTGGGACTCCAGTGATTTCGTGCATGGTGCGCTTCAGGAATTGGATGTACTCCAGCGCACCCGACATCTCACCACGGGATTCAAGGTTGAAGACGCTGGCATCCTTGGGGAGACCTGCCCAGACCTTCTTGGGACCACGCTCCAGTTGGGAAGCCTTGGCGCCAGTGATAATGGTGACGGGTGCGGCGTGGTAGTTGATGATGTCGGAGACCTCAAGCATCTTCTCGTTGAGTTCACGGTTGAGGGGAATGATGTCCCAGATGTCTGACTGACCCCATGGTGAAGAGGAGATGGATGTGTTTGGGATGTGTACGACAGGAATCTGACCGAGGGCGTTGGGGTATTCATCCACCAGTTCGTCGTTGATGAACTGCTGAATGAGGTCATCGGAAAGAATCTCGGTGAAGGTGTAGACCTGACGAGTTCCCTCTGGAGAGGTACCCCAGAAACGGTACTTAAGTTTGAAGCGAAGAAGCCTGTCCCTGTCGTGTGGGTGGTACTCAGGGAAGCAGTGCGCTGGGTTCAGCGGGATGACACGGATGCGACCAGCAACTGGGACGCCCACGGCATCCACATAGGGCTCCTCGTAAGCAACCTTGACAAAGCAGTCACCAGTCACAGATGCTAATTGACCCATCTCCCACAACACATAGTGCTTGTGGTTGTGGACTTCCCACACATCTGCCAACAGCCTGGGGATAATGGCGGAGTTGGCCTCAGGACAACGGAACTGAATTCCCTTGCCGAAACAGAAGTTGGTGATGTAGTCCGACATAGTGCGGACATAGTTCATGTAGAACTGGGACTCGCCCATCTCTCGGCGATACGACCAGTGGTGACCGAGGTACCAAGCCCAAGCGGCGGCATAGCGATTCAGACGGGGGCCATGAACCTCAAACTCTTCGTCTGCGAGTTCAACCAGACCAAGGGGGGAAATAGCAACCGTGAGGTCAGAAGAAGCCGCTCGGTAAGACGGTGACCAAAAATCCATTGCCATTTAGTTACTGCCCTTATTTTTTGGGGGGCGACATCTGACCGCTGTCGCCTGTGAAGATAAATGTGCCTTGGTTCGCAGGAATGACATGCTTACGACGGCCCCTACCTTGGCTAATTCGCTGTGGTTCGGTTGTCCAAGCATATACTATTTCTTCACCGATTGGCTTGGTTGAACTGGCCCAGCGCTCGGCCTCTCCCTCTTGCAATTCAGGCGCTCCACCCGCCCTGCCCAAAACACTTTCCTGAACAGGGTTGTATTCCGATTGGAAGGTGTCAAGGTTGAATCCAGCAAACTGGTTGTTAGCCAGCATCGCAAGACGAGCGTTCTTGTTACCAACAGGTGTGTTGGGGAATCCCTGCGACACATCCATGAAGGCAGTCGGCCTGCCCTTTTCGTCGGTGTCAATCCATGTCCCAAGTTTCCGTTCTGCGTTCTCCGTCAAAGCAGAGACTGTTTCGGGATTGGAGGAGTACTTCTTGATTTCTTCCGCAGACAATCCTTCAGCGGGGACACGCTTCTCATGACCAGGAACAGACACATATGTCCCCGTTTCCATCAACTTGCCCGTGGTCATGTCCACGGTGGCGCCACCCTGCTTCTTGGTGACCTCAGCGATTTGCTCGGGGTCAGACTTAGGGAACGCCCAGTCTGAGGAAACCTTCTTTTTGCTTGCCATTACTTGGCTGGCTTTGCAGGAGCCTTCTTAGCAGGTGCGGCCTTCTTGGCTGGGGCCTTCTTTGCCACAGCCTTCTTCTCCTCAACAGCCTCAGTCACTTCCTCCACAAGGGCAGGAAGTTCCTTGGATGCCTTGGCGAGGAAAGACGCCTGCGTGGGGTCGCCAATCTTGGTGCTGGCCCAGGCCAGACCAGTGATGATGACGGGCATGAGAGCGGCTTGTGCGCCTGGGTCAATGTTGAACTTGGCCAGGAAGTAGGCGATAGCGCCGACAGCGGTGCCTTTGATGGTCTGGTCGGTGACCTGTGAATTAAGTGCCATGCGCCAATTGTACTATTTTTTGGCTTCCCGTTCTTGAACATACGACTGGAACGGGGCCCCCGTGTAGGGGTCAAACTTGCTGGCCACAGTCAGCGCCTTTACGGCGACGGTCTTGGCCTGCTGGGGGGTCAGTTTCTTACCGCCAATTAAAGCCTGCAAGGCGCCAAGGGCATACGATGACCCTGTCCCAATTGAGTAAATGCCCGAAGTATCCGATGTCCATGAGTAATCACCTTCAATGATGTATAAAGTGCCATGGACTACAACAACAATTGTTGAAGAATGTTCCGCAAGGTGACTAGAACTATCACGCTCGGGCAAAGAATACCCCTGCTCATCAAAGACATGTCTCAATGACGGAATAAACTGTCTGGTGATGAACTGGTCCAGTTTCCTACCGTAGGAGTTGGCTGGGGGTGCGGGGGGTACGAAGGCGTGGTGCAGGATGTTGATGGCCCTGACATCACCAGCCGCCCCCAGAATGTACTTCCCGTTGACTGCCACCTTGGAGGTGCCAGACCCGAGAGTCGTTATCTGGAAAGCGAACCCTGACTCGTCTATGGACGAGACCCTACTGTCGGTGGCCACCAGAGCGTAGTTGTCTCCTTGGATACCGACAATGGTTGTCACTCTCCAAACACCTTGCCCTTGTAGAACATGACCCCGTCATGGATGGGGAGCATCTCGGGGTGGAACGGCCCGTCGCCCTCCTTGTAGCGGATGATTCCGAGTCCCTGTTGCCAGTCCTCCACGCAGGTGATGGGGCGACCGTCAAGGTCGGAGCCACCCTTCGTGGACGGCACGGCACCGTCCACACGGGCCAGACAGCCAAAAGAGATGGCGGCGATAGTCTTTGCCCCGTCCCAGTCGTTGCGGGTACGCTCGGCCCATTCCCTCCTGTGGATATGTCCGTACACGACGGACGCCTTCTCGGTAGCGAGGTACTTATGAGCAGTAGAACCGTTGGAAGCAACCTTGGTCCCATGGATTATCTTGATGCGGTTGTTGAGCCAGAACTGGCTCGCTGGGTAGCCAGGAAGATACTCCACACCGAAGTCGTCAAACCGACAAAGGAACGGGATGGACAGAACGGGCCACGATTCGGGCGTGTTGCCCTGGCGAAGACCAAACGATGCCTTGGCATTGTCCAAGATGTAGTTGGTCAGACGAGCCTCATGATTTCCCTCCA